AATGTCAATCCTTTATCAACATAGTATTGTGTCGGCTTAGATTGCAAAAGTTTTTTAGCTTGATGGTTGTATTCAGTTCTACTTATCCTTGTAAGTCGTTGGTCAAATTGGTCTGCTACATCTCCTGCATCAGTTCTAATTACAGCATCAACTACTTCTAATGCTGTACTTTCTGCATCATATAAGTTTGTACCTGCAGTCAAAGTTATACTGCCTTGTTCTACTTTCCAAAGATTAAGTCCTTTGTTTTGCCATTCTAAAAAGATTAAATCCAATGCACGTTTAGCTGTGTTGTAATCTCCACCTGACATCATAGATAAACCACAGAGGTCAAATGCCTCTTCCATAAGTTCTGTGATATCTAAATTAAATCCGTAAGTTCCACTAGTCGCCATATCTAACTCTTATAACTGTTATGTCTCCTCGCTTTTCTTGGGTTATGATTTTTTGTTTTTTTTTACCAGACTTTTCAATCTGTTCTTGCATATTAGTTCTAGCTATCGTCATCTGTACCTCGCTGTTTTTTTTGCAATGTTCTTTGGTTGTTTTACAAACTGTTTGCCTTTTTTAGTTCCTTTTCTTTTAGCTCTTGTAGTAGCTGCATATTCTGCAGAAGATAAAGCTTTAATTGCTTTTTCCGGTAGATAACGCTCTCCTGTTTTGCCCGAAGGTTTACCAGACTTTGTTCTCCATTTTTGTTTAGTCCAATTCTTTAAAGACCTTTGTGACTTTTTTAAAGGCATTACTTACCGACTTTTTTCATAGCAGCTTTATGAGCTTTTTCAAAACTCTTACCGGCTTCCATCATTTTTTCCATAGCAGACATATGCTTTTTAGAATGATGTTTACCATGTTCTTTCATTTGTTTTTTTTGTGCAGGAGTTAAACCACCTGCTTTCATAAATCCCATTTTATTCCTAACATCAGTAGGAAGCTTTCCTAAACCTTTATTTCCCTCAGGAACTTCTCTAAGTTTCTTATTCATTTGTATCCACCACCTTTGGCTTTATATTGTTTAGCTAACATCTGAGCTTTACGTGCAGACCATTGACCCGGCTTACCACCTTTGCTACCTGCTTTAATTCTATTAAAAAGATTTTTACGCATAGTAGGTTTTGTATAATTACCTGCTTCATTAACTCTTGATTTAGATTTTTTTGCTCTACTCACCACTTCACCTTATCTGCCCAATAAGCTGCTGACATCTTACCTTTTTTAATATTTTTTGCATGACGAGCTTTGAAGGATTTTCGTTTTGCTTTCATACGTGCAGACTCTCCTGCTTTAGGTTTACCTGCAGTCTTAGCTCCTTTTTGTCCAAACCTAATAGTTTTTACTTTGTTGCCTTCTTTAGCAACAACAATATGAGACTTCTTAGGGTGGTTAGGAGTACGCTTAGGTTTGTTATAACCTGATACTCCTGCCCTTTTTAAACGAGAGTCCTTCTTAGCTCCTGACATTATTTGCCTGTCTTACCACCACGGAACATAGCAGACATTGGTGCCTTCTTTTTCATAACACCACCACCCATATAGGTTTGATGTTTATTTTTTTTAAGACCACCACCATGTCCATAAGACATCTTTTTATTTTTTTTCATGTCACCCGGCATAATTACCTCACTTCTTTTTTGTAGTAGCTTTCTTTTTAGCTACGGGTTTTTTCTTAGTTGTTTTTTTCTTTGGTGTTTTTCCACCTACATATGCTTCATTTACATCAGGTGTTGAAGGGTCATCAGCCACATAGTGACCTTTTGCTGTTCTAGCTCTGACACCATTTAGTTCATCTGCTTTTCTTTGAGCGTCTGCTAAATCAGGGTCAGGTCCGAATACAACTTCATATATACCTTCAGCATTTGCTTGTAAAACAAAATACTGTGGGGGAAAACCACTTGTAGAAATAATTGCTTTCTTACTTGCCATATTAACTCCTTAATACGTTTTTATCATTTCAAGAGTAATAGAATAGGTATCCCCATTACTAGCACCCTTAGTTGTGAAAAGAACGTCACCATTCTTTCCTGTTCCTGCATTATTTGGAATACCACCAAAATCCGAATAGTCCATATGCCCATTACTACTTTCTGCCAACTCCATGATTAAAACATTAGCATTAGCATTAAAAAATAATTGAACAGACATACCAACAATGGCATGGCTTACTCGTACTATTTTAACTCCGGAACAAGCTGTTCCTTCTGAGTTAGCAGATAAAGCAGAAACGTCTACTTTAGCTACAGCACTTTCACCCGTGCCATCACTAACATTGGTAAATTTCATAACACAGTTTCTGTCGCCATCTATAATAGTCTGGCTTGTGACTGCATCTGCCATAATTTACCTTTAACTTAGATTGTTGTTTTGGATATATAAGACTGTTGCCGTAGCAGCTCCGGTGGTTGAGTCACCATTTGCTCCGGTAAAGTCGGCTAGAACTTGAATGTCAGTAGTTCCAACATCAGTAGCTTCAGTATCTAAAGTACCTCTTGTTGTTGCAAGTGCTTTTACATTTTGTCCATCAATAAAAGCATTTCCGTCTGCTGCTGTACCAATAGATACAGTAGCTGCACCACCATCATTATTAACAGTAGTGACGTTTAATACGACATCAATAATTTGTGAATTAGCCGGTATAGTAGCTATTACTTGGTTTAAGTGACTTGCACCAAGAATATCTACAACTGCAGATTGTGCCATAACAACTGAGCCGGTATTAGCGACATCAGTACCTACAGTAGTTCCGGTTGTGTCTTTGATAGTCCCTGCTTTAACAGGTCCTGTAAATGTAGTTGTTGCCATTATTCCCTCCTTAAAGGAAAAACTCTATCATCTTGGCTTGTCTGCTAGGTCAGTTGATAGAGAAATTAATTAATCCTAGATGTAGAAAAAGGGAGGACCGAAGTCCTCCCTTAATTCTTAGCTTGACCCCGGAGAGCCGAAGATACCTAGAGGGTCTGATACTCCAAAGGAATATCTTTCTCTAGCCTTGTATCTAACGTTTCCTGTGTCAAAATCCCCGTCCATGCTTGTAGTCATTGGACTTCTTACAAAGTGCTTCATTCCGTCAGGAATGTCAGTAGTAATGAAGAAGGCATTAGGGTCAGTTAAATAATGGTTAACTGAGAAACCTTCTGGAATAACACCATTAGTTTTAATAGCGTTAATGTCATTATCTGCTGTTCCTACTCGGTAGTCACTTTGTAGCAGTCTAGTTGCTACAAACTGAAGAGCAGAAGGTATGATTAACTTTCTTGCTCTGGCAGCGATTTTCAGACCTCTTTCGTCTGTGTATCCACCGATTTGAATAATTGCATCTTCTAAAGATACTTCGTTCAAATCAGCACCTGTGGCAGGTCTATTACTATTTGTACCACCATTAACTAATGGGTGTGCTGTACTAAATAGAGTCACACCATCACCACCATTAAAGGAAGTAAAACCATTGTTCAAAGGAACAACACTTTTTACTTGCTTGGTGTAAGCCATAGCTCTAGCTAAAGCTTTAGTGTATCTAGCTGAAAGCGAAACATAGAGGTTATCCTCCATTGCTTCTTCAGTTATAGCATATCCCATTGCAATAGTTTCGTGAGTATAACGAGCTACAAAAGACTCTTGAGCTGTGTCATAACTGATAGCAGCACCCTCGTCTTTAACAGGAGCAGCTCCGAAACCTGATAACTTTAACTCTTCCTCGAAACTTCTTTCAGAGTTTTCAGTCACGTAGATATCTTCGTGCTCGTTTTCGTAGTTGTTGTACTCTTCGCCAAATAATGCGTTAAGACCCGGAAGGAGCTGTTTAAGCTCATTTGCTCTTGATATAGCAGCCATAATTTATTCTCCTTATCCGATACCTGTTGCGTTAAGCAACTGATGTCCTACGTTAAACATTACAAGTACATCAGTTTTTGCATCACCAATTGCACTATCAGGACCATCGACAAAGTCGATAATCTTTAAAGGTAGTGTATTGGTAGTGTTAGCTGTACTCCCATCTACTGCATTTTTGCTTGTGCCAATAGAAGTAGACCCTGCAGTTTGTACAACTGCTACGTTCTTGCCTAAGTCATCTTGGTCTAAAGCCTCGTCTGATTGCATTTGCATAATCAGAAAAGGGTCAGAAGCAACGTATGCCATAATATCATCTGCTGCTGTACTAGCAGGATAATATTGATTAAAAGTAGTTTGACCGGTTGAAGGGTCAGTATACGAACAACCTAAAAATACTCCAATAGGAGTCATGGAAGTAGTTCCTGTATCCTTTTGGATTGTAGTGTTTGGGTTGTTGTCTGCCCACTTAACAAAGTCACCATAAAAAATATCAGTAGCATAAGCGTTGTTAATTTTATAGTGAGTAATCTTCGCATTGTAAGCACACGATACTAACGACCCCATTGGTCTTGCACCCATAGGTGAAGCTGTTGAAGCCATAATTGTTTACTCCTCTGCAAATAGTTGCAGAAAAAAATTATTAATTAAAAGACTCTATGAGTCTTTACCAAAAGTCGTTTTTGATTTGCGTTCGTAAACTTGTTTAGTTGCCATTCTACTATCTTGGTCTTTGAAGTAAGTGTTATCAACAGTTTCAACCTGTTGTTGTGCCATATCTGAAAAATGCTTTTCACGTGCTTTCGCTCGTTCTTCCGGCATTTTGCATAATAGCAATCCACCAACTTCTATATTACCTTTTGCTGCCCATTCTGAATTATGGTCTTGCATATGTATCTGTAGTTCTGGGTGGTCCTCTAAACGACAAGGTGACCAACCATCTCGAAAACTTTTAGATACATTAGGGTTGTCAGAATTTCCAACTAAGGAAGTTCTTACCCATCTGAAAACCCACCCTTCTTGTGGGTCTGGGTCAGGTAGATTGGCTGTGTTTTCCCAATTCTGATAACGTTGGGTAGCCTCTCGGCTATCTAATCCCCTAGGGGAACGCTCTTGGTCAGAGGAGTTCACAGAACTTTCCTCCACTTCATTTTCATTTGATGTGTTATCTTGCTCTGTCATACTTGCTCCTTTAATAATTGATTTGCATACTGCTCCGGACTTATACCAAGTTGTCGAGCTATCTTAACTTGAGTCTGGGTCAGACGTACTTGCGAGGGTTTAGAGTTTCCGGTGTTCCTCGTGGCACCGGCAACAACTGTTTGAGGTTGTCTATCTTTTGTTTCAACCACTTCTTCCGAAGGTGTTTGTTGAATACCAAAAAAATTCGGGAACTTATTACGCATTTCTTTATCTACTTCTGCATAATACTTCTCTGCTTCTTTAGCAGGGTCTATGCCATTAGTTCTTAATGCGTTGTCAACATACATAGCATATGATGACATTTCTTTGTGGATTGGCTCAGTACCCATAAACCATGGGTTTTTAGCTGCCCACCTTTGTAAATCTTCATCTATTTGTTGAGGTTGTTGTTCAGGTTTTTCCTCAACCGGCAAGTCATTAAGTATTTGTGTTTGTACTTGCTGAGACATATTGTTAGCTGTTTGCTCTGCAAGAACTGCTTTAGAAAGTTGTTCTTGAGCCTCAGCCATTTTATCTGCGTCACCTGCCTCATAAGCAGACTTATACATTGCTTGTGCATTTTGTTTTGCCCATAAAGCATTGTTTGCTGCTTGTTTATTTAATACTTCTCCACCTTGGTCTACTAAGGCTTGTAGCTTTTTATTCTCTTCCATAAGAGCTGACAGCCTTTGTATTGCTTCTTGTGACTCTCTAGCAGCCTGTTCTTTAGCTCTACGCTCCTCATGGTAGTCGTATTTTAATTTATTAATTCTGTCACCGGCTCTCTTAGAGTAATCGGTTATCTCAGCATCTAGCGTGTCATCATCAACTTCTACTTCCTCAACGCTTTCATCTCGTGGAGGTCGTCTATCTTCTACAGGAACATCATCTATAATTTCAACAGATAAATCTTCTGGAACTGTATTATCAACTTCCATTGTTTTGCCAAAGAATTTTTCTTCTTCGGACGTGGTAGGCTGACTATCTATAATCGGCTCTTCATTTATGATTTCAGTATTACTCATGCTCTTACTACTCCTGTTGGGTCATCAACGACTGCTTCCACAGTATCGTCATTTATTAAACGAAACTCTTGTCCATACATGACCATACGAGTACCTGAGTAAGCTCTAAAGATTACCCAATCTCCTTTTTGACACCAAGGTCCTGAAGGAAATCTTTGTTTATCTTTATAGGCTTCAGGTCCAATCTTTAAGACATATCCACATATATTAGATACTTCTTCGTCTTTGATTGTTTGTGAGGCTTTGATAATACCACCCTCCGTCTTTTCATCTGCTTGTGGCATAGCTACTAATATCTTCCAACCCTTAGGGTCAGGTAGCTGTGTCTTAACATCTTCTTTTACGGGTGGAGCTTTTACACTCTCTGGGTCTGGGATATTTTCTAGTTTTACTTCACTCATATATTTGCACGACTTTAGGAGTCGAGTACCTATTCACGCTCTTCATGTCTTTTCTTCCAATCCGACATTTCACGCTCTGCAAGGGATAATCCCTCGATAATTCCACATAATCTTTTATAGTCAGGGTAATCTTTTAGATTGCCTGTTGCTATATGTTGTTCATGCTCCCTAATGATATCATTTAGCCTTCTCTTTAAAAACTGTGAAAGTGATTGCTCTTTGACATCATTACTCATTCTTATTGACATCTTCGACTATTTGTCTAGCTATGTCAATACCTTTTTGGAAATCTTCTCTTGCCTCTGCCTTTCTAGTTTCATCAACTTCTAGCAAATCACTAGCAACCTGCTGTCCTATTTTAGCTCCGGCTATTTGTTCTTGAGATTGAATTCTTTCTCTTTCAATTTCATCTCTGTTAATTGCTTTCTCTGCATCAAGCTGTAGCCTTGCAGAACTCTCTGCAATCTTTCTTTGTACTTCAGCTTCTTTAACTGCAATCTCTCTATCTTTCATTTGCAGTAATGGGTCTTGCTGTTGCTGTGCAATTCTTTCTTGTTGCTCTTTAGCTTGTGAAGTTATAGCAACTCTTTGTGCAGCTTCTGCAACTAATTCAGATATACGCTTCTCAACATCTGGTGGAATAGGCTCACCCTCTGGTGGTAGTTCAATACCCATTTCTCTTTCTACTTGTTTTCTAAACTTCATAGTTAAGTGTTGATTAACATACGCTGAAGCATTAGCCACAATGCTTTGTGCATTAGGACTTTGCTCAATACTTGCAGCGACCTCAGGATTTTGTTGAGCTGCAACAATAGTTTCAATATGAGCGTCATGGTCTTGGAACGGAAATGCTTTGACCGGTTGACCATTAATTAAATTTTGTACTGCAGTCACAGGGTCTACAGGTTTAATATCATCTGTATCAGGTATGATATCTTCTACGTTTCTTATGCCTAGTGTTTCTAGCATTTGTCTGTGTAGCTCAGGCATATTATAAATCTGTGGAGCTGTAGTAGCTAACTGCATTGCAGCTTGATACTGCATAATTCTTTGTGCCATAGTTGAAGCATTAGGGTCAGAGACCGGTAGTACATCTACTCTTTCATCAAAGTCCTCTACCTTTATAAACTCTTCTTCGTCCATCTCATATGGGTAAGAAGGCTCAGTAAAGTCTTTTACAATGCCAACTAGTATTTCAAATTCTTTTCTCATAGAAGCATGAAGTCTTGCTTGTACTGCTGACATAACTTTCATGTTTCTTTCTAACAAAGCTAAGGTAGTTCCAACCGGAGCTTGGTTATTCATGTCAGATACTTTCATATCATTCATACTTGCAAACCTTCTACCTTCTTCAACTATATTTTGTAGTAATTGATACAGCGTTTGCGAAGGCTCTTTGTATGGTAAGAAAGTAATATTATCCCTGATAGCACCACCGGGGACATCAACATCTCTAAACTCTCCGGGCATGATAGGAGTATCATCTCCTTTGACTCTCAAGCCTCTAGCTTTAAGACCACCCGGCAAGTTAGATAAAGTACCGGCATCAACTAATTGTCTAAGTATTGAAGTTGCTGACTTAGCTAAACCACCAACCATGTGTATCAAACCAAAGCCATAAAACCCTAGACCCGGCAAGTATTGGTAGTGTACGAAGTGCATACGTCTTAGTTTCTTAGGGTCATTCTCGTAATAGTTTCTTCTAATACTAAGTATTGTTCCACTTGGATAATCTATAGTGACAACATAAGGCAAAGCTATTCCGGTCATCTCACCATTAGCCATGTCCTCAAACCCTTTTAAATCAAGGTCTACCTGCATTTCTAAAAGAGTATGCCTATCATCAAAGTTATAAGTATTGCTCTCGCCTGTCATCTCGTCATACTTCTTGCGTATATCGGATTGATTATCAGACGGCTCAGGTATATCTATGTCACGATAAAATCCTGCTACCTGACTCTTTCTTATTTCATTCGTAGACTTGTGCATTACATGGGTTGCACGTTGACAAGTTTCTAAATCACTTGCTCCATAATTAACTACAACATCTTCTGCCGGAACAAATAAAGAAGCAGGTCTTTCTAAGTTTGGGTCGTAATAAACCTTTCTAAATGCAGAGCCGGCAAGTGGCAAGGAGAACAACATCTTTTCCGTTTCTGTCCTGTATTCTGACATCTGATATGTCAACAAGAAGTTTAGATAATCTTGTACTCGACCTGCTTGTTTGGTTTTATCTTCTGTTATCTTTCCAACAATCTTTGTTCTGACAGGTCCTTGTGCCGGAAACATTTCAGCAATAGATTGAGATTGAAACCTAATTACTGCTTCACTAAGCATAGGGTGGAATACTCCACAGGCTCCTGCCCAAGGTGTAGTCCTTTCTTCAATCTTCAAACCTAATTGGTCTAAGCCTTTTACATAGGTCTCTTCCCATTCAGAACGTGAGTCTTTGTCTGCTTGATATTGGGAAATCAAATCGCCACCCAAGACATTCAAGTCATCTTCTGACATCAAGTCTGCAAGGTTTGCATTGAAACCAGATTGAATTACATTTTCAGACTCAGGGTCGAAATCAATAATCATTCCTCCGTCCTCCGTAGCTATTGCCACGGAGTCAGGATTATCTATGGAGATTGATAACTCTTCCTGTTCTGGAAGTTCGTCCGTACCCTCGATAGGAGTAGCCGGAGTATTTCTTTCTATTGCCACTTAGTACCTCAGTAATAGTCTGCGACTTTATTATGTTCTAAAGGCTCATCTTCCTCGTCACTCTCTAAAGGAATAAACCCACCTTGTCTAAATCTTAGTAATGCTTGTGTACTGCTATCAACTAAATCGTCATGTTCCATATTAGGAAACCCTGCGAATTGTTCTATCACTTCTTCTCCCCACCTTGTTTCTGGACACCATACTACACCAGAACTAAATAAATCTGAAACTGCATTTACTCTTGAAATCTTATCATTACCTCTGCTAGGTGTGTATTCCTGTACCGGAATACCTATGGCACGTAGCTCAAATATCAGAGGCATACCTGCAGCCTTAGCCTCAACTATGAAAGCATCAGGTTTGTATTCGTTGTATTTATCCTGAGCTTTTCGTTTCAACTCAGGAAACTCTAGTCTTTCTTGGTAAGCGTCTAACAAAATAAGATTGGGTACAAACTTACCTTCATCATCTTCTTTGTAAAAAACACCCCAAGTAGTACAAGCAGAGAAGTCAGCTCTTTGATTTTTCATAAAGGCTGTATCCCAAGACTGAATAATAAACTCACAATCCGGTGGGTTTCTACCTTCCCATACTTTCCACCATTCCCTTTTTATCAAAGCTCCCTCTTCGGAGGTAGGGTCTTGTTGGTATTGTGATTGCCATTTGCTATTAGGTAGCTCTGCTTTCAAAGCAGTTAATTCATCAAGCGACCAAAACTCTTCCCATAAAGGATTACCTGAGGGCAAGATAGCAGGGAGTTCTATAACTTCCCATTGGTCTGCACCACCACGTTTAATACTCGCATCAACAACTTGACCGGTCAAATCCCTTTGGTGCCACCTTGTCATTACCACAATGATAGAGCCATTCGGTTGTAAACGTTGTCTCGGTCCTGAGGTATACCACTCATAGGTACGATTGAAAACATTAACATCTCCACTAGCACCTTCTTGTTCAGAGTGTGGGTCATCAATAATCAATAGGTCTGCACCTTTACCGGTCACGGCACCACCAACACCTATTGCAAAGTATTCGCCACCCTTATTGGTATTCCAACGTCCGGCAGCCTTACTATCTGATTGCAAACTGATATCAGGGTAGATAGCTTTATAGTCCTTACTGTTAACTAGGTTTCTTACCTTCCTTCCAAAACCCACAGCTAACTCTGCAGTATGGGCAGTCTGAATTATCTTCTTATCAGGATATTGCCCTAGAAACCACGCAGGGAGCAAATAAGAGGCGAATTCACTTTTGGTGTGTCTAGGAGGCATATTAATAATTAAACGCTTTAAATCGCCTCTAGCGACCTTCTCGAACGCTTCAGCCATTATCTCGTGATGTTTACCATGAATAAAGGCTGACCACATCTCGCCGACGAAACTTAAAAAATTCTGTTGCGACTGCTCACGTTTCTTCGCAGACTCTAACTCCTCAAGCAAATCAAGAAGCTCTAACTTACTATCAGAGTCTAAATTCTTTACTTGATTTAATATATTCATAAACAATCCATAGTATCTACTAAGTAAGTATCTACTTATTAAAAAAACTTAATGGGTATATATACCACTTGGTATATACTATATAGGAGGTATATCTACTGCTAGACTTTAACATAATATACCCTCTTCACATTCAACGCAATAACTTATTTAAAAAAAATATACTATGGGGGGTATGGGACTCCTACCCTTAATCCACATTCGATTATATATATCAAACAAAAAGAGCTATCACTTTGCTATATAATAGGGGGGGGTATACCAAAGTTGGGTATCGAATGAGTAAATCACTATGTATAGAGTGACAAGCAAGTTGCCAATTACTCAACGGGGGTGGGGGTCGCCTAGATTTTTCACTTTGATTTTGCTCAAGTGGTACCTATCTTTCCCAATTACTGGGTAAAGCATAATTCCAGATGATCTGAGATTTCAGATGATGATAGCGAAATGAAATCTCTTATTAGTGGTGGTCGTCTACGACTTCATTCTCTAGAAGTCTGAGTATCTCTGCCTCGATTGTTGAGGAGTCTCTCTGTTCTTTTACCTCGACTGTGTCTGTGAACATACCGGAGGTTTTACCTAGTAGTTCCAAAGACCTAACCCTACTTGCCGGAGTAGAGTCCTCGTTGTCTCCTCGACTCTCTGCAAGGAGCCGTTCTAAAACATAACTCCTCGTACGGATAGAGGAAGCTACTACACCCTCCTCTCGCTTACTGATAGCACGTTGTATGCTTAGGGAAATCTTAGGGTTAGCCAACATCTTGGAAGCTTCTACATTTACCCATTTAGGAATGGAGCCGTTCTTGTTTAACTTCACGTCATAGACTTTTGCGTATGCTTCTTTGTAAGTTGTTTTTCCTTTTACTATCTCTTCAATAAAGGCTCTTTGTTTCGGAGTAAGTTCTGTTTCTGGTTTCGGTTTCGTGCCGACTATTTTTAGGTTGGGTTTTTTCTCATCAGTCATAAGAAATATTTTACCGGTAAACCTTTTCCTACGTAATGACCTCATAGTGATAGCGAATTAAAGGTGTTTCTTGAGGTGGAATTTAGTATAATTCTCTCATGGACATGACGTTTTTCAGTACCCAAAAATCAAGCAAGGACTTGAGGCTCGAACACGTCATAATTTTTGAGGAGGTGTCTATAGAAAAGTAGTTTTAATTTTTATCGGTAGTCTATTCGTACAGACTCCGTGAAGGTCGTCCTAGTATTCTTTATTACCCAAAAACTAGGTCAGGTCGTGATGACGGATTAATGGAACAATCTCGAGCCGTACCTTAAACACCCTTACCTAACCGGTATATGGAGTATTGAAACAGATACGAAACCGGTAGGTCTCGAAAGCAAAGTGACAGCAATTGCTCCAACGAGACCGAGTCTTGATGTTAAATAAACAGACCCTAAATAATTTTTTTTGCGACAGAAATTCCTAACCAAATTATTTGAGAGGGATAGCGTTTTGTTATCCCTTTCAAATTTCTTACTGTCACTAGGTGTGTGCCTAGTCTGAGGAAGCGAAAGCAGAAACAGTTAACCTATAAATATTTCTTAGGAGGAAATATGAAAATACAAATGACAGACGTTCATGTCTCTAAACTGAACAGACGTAATAGAAAGAAACCTATTGCGAAATTTAAACTTGAGAAATTCGACAATGAAATTCTCGTATCTAAGGAGGTGTACTAATGAGTGCCAAAGATAAAACTTATACTCCTTCGGAAGCTATCGAAGGTATGTTGGAAATTACTCCAATGAAAAGTGCAGACGGAACGGACTTAGTTCCTTGCTTACTCGGTGGAGTAGGTATCGGTAAGTCCTCTCTTGTCGAACAATATGCTAAGACTCTCGCTAATGGTCGAAAGCTTGTCTACGGAAAAATAAATCCGAGTGAGGACGAGTTCTCTCTCATTGACTTGAGGATTGCAGACTTGGAGCCGGAGGACACGAGAGGTGTTCCGGTGGTTGATATGGCTGACGGACAGCCGGTACAACGTCTCGCTCAATTACAAAACTTGCCGGTCTCCGGAAGTGGAGTTTTGTTTCTTGACGAGTTCGCACAAGCTACTCCGGAAATGCAAAAGATAGCCGGACGAGGTGTGCGTGAAAGGATTATTGGCGAAACAAAAATCTCTGACGGATTTAAAATTGTTTTAGCCGGTAATAGACAGACCGATAGAGCCGGAGCAAATTCTATCCTCGCTCACTTGTTAGACAGAGTGATAGAAATGCACGTGGAAGGCGATACTAATTCTTGGTTAGCTTGGGCAACGAAGAATGATGTACACCCTCTGATAACTTCGTTCATAAACTATCAGCCTCAGTTCTTGAATATGTTCGACCCTAAGTTGAAAGAGAGTCAGAGTTCCTCAAGGACTTGGTCAATGGCTAGTCCGATAGTCCGAAGGTATGAGAACGATTTGACTAACTCAATGTTCGGTAAGCTTATGAGTGGTTGTGTTGGCTCAGAGAGTACGGCTGAGTTCTTAACGTTCGTTAACCTCATGCAAAATGTTCCGTCTCTTGACGACATTGTGAGTGGCGAGGACGTGGAAGTTCCGGAAGGAGTTGGTCTGCAATATGCGACTTGCTGTGGACTCGTTAAGGTCTTGTCTGAGTGCAAGGACAAGGACTTAGTTTCCTATTGGGAAAATTCTCTCAAGTATGTTGAGAAGTTCCCAACGGCTGAGTTCGGTATCTACTTCGTACGTTCTTGTGTTGGAGCAAGACCGGAGTTGGAGAAGAGCAAGGCGTTCGGACAATTCCGTGTTGATAACCAAAACCTAATTCTGTAGGTCTTGGTTTTTTTGGAAGTGAGAGAAATATTTTACTAGTAAGATAGTTTCTCTCGCTCCCATAAACTGATAATCGAGTGTGACTCGGTCTGACGATTACGAGAGTATGAAATCAGTTTATTAACTTTTTTTTCATGGAGGTATATATGAAAAAAGATAAAACTTTAGAGTCTGTTTTTTCAGACTCGTTTGTTAAGGTGGTCTTTCGCAGAGGTTTACCCTCTGACCAAAAGGTCAATCCTAAAAGCAAGAAGGAGTTAGCAAAGATGTTCAAGTCTGACCCTTCAATGCACACGGCTTCGGACTATTTGTTTCCGGAGAAAATCAATTCCTATTTTAGGAAATACTTCGTAGCGTTTGAGACGACTGTGTTCAAGCCGTTGTCGTATCCTTGGTCGGACGGAGATACTAACTCTTCCCAATGGAGGATTATCCCTAACGACAAAGTGACTCAGTTAGAGAAACTCTACAAGCAACACAAGGCAATGTTTGAAAAAGCAGTTGACTCGTTTTGTTCCAATTACGATTGGCATATTGAAAATGCCAAGAAGAAATTGGGAGAAGCTTTCAACATCAATAACTATGATGATGTAGAAACTTTCAGAGCGAAGTGCAAATTTGAAATACAGTTTGGAGCCTTTGAGTCTGTGACATTTTCTAATGACGCTAGAGTTCAATTGTCTGCCGAGCAACGTTCAATGATTGAGAGTCAAGTTGCGAGTAATTTCAAAGAGACTCACAACATGATTGCCAAAGAGCAAATGGACAGTCTGACTGTGGCTCTCGACAATGTCTTAATTGCAATGGACAAGGAAGGCAACAAAGGGTCGTTCTTTAAACGTGCAGTCTTTGATAACCTCAAGTCTAAAGTTGAGGACGTTCAAAGTATCAACGACAAGCTTCTTAAAAGTAAGAAATTGTCCGGTGTGATATCTCAAGTGACTGCGACCTTGACCAAGGTCTCGAACGGCATAGAGTCTCTCAAAGGCAAGGACGACCTTGCAGTTGAAAACCGAGAGTCTATGAAAGAAGAGATAACCTCTGCTAAGAAAAGTCTTAACGACTCTATCTTCGGTGGACTAATGGGAGGCGACAATGAGTGATTACAACGTTGCACAAAGACGTCCGGAGTACATGGGTCAGACGGCAGAGCAAGTCATAACAAAAGCTAAGTCTCAGCTAATGGACTCGGCTACCGGTATGACTTCTATTCTCTTAGGACTTGACCTCATTGAGGACGAGTCCATTGGGACAATGGCTACGGACGGCAAGAGTATTATTTACTCTCCGGATTTCACTTTGTCTATGAAGTTCGACCAAATAAAAGGAGTCTTAATTCACGAGGCTCTTCACGTTGTTTGGGGACACCATATACGAAGGTGTGAAGGTGGTCTTGAGAGACACCCTAAGCTTTGGAACATTGCTACTGACTATGCAATCAATTCATATATTGTTTATGACTTGCATTTAGATTTACCGGAAGGTGGTCTGCTTGATAGGAAGTATCAATCATGGTCGGCTAATGCAATCTATGACTTCTTGTATGCGAATGACGAGGAGTTGGAGAAAGCAAAGTCTCAGGTTGAGCAAGGACTAGGTCAAGAGTCAGACGAGCAAGGCGAGTCTGAGTCAGGCGAGTCTGAGTCAGGCGAGGACGAAGGTCAGGGCGAAGGTCAAGACGAAGGTCAAGACGAAGGTCAGGGTCAGGGTCAGGGTCAGGACGAGAGTCAGGACGAGGACGAAGGCGAAGGTCAAATGTCCGGACAAGGTGGAGTCAATCTTGACGACTTACCTCAGCCGGTTGGTGGTGTCATTGACATGAAGGGCGAAGAAGGACAAGACCTCACTCCTCAAGAAGTTCGAGAGGAGCAGACGAGACTTGACCAACAAGTTCTTATGGCAGAGAAACTTGAAGGAATGAAAGGAGACTCAGGCAACGTTGACTACCTAGGAGGCAGAGCCGGAGAAATCAAGAAACCTCAAGTTGCTTGGAATGATTACTTGAGAGAGATACTGACCTCTCGTAAATCTAACAAGAGGTCTTACGCTCGACTCAATAAGAAGTACCAACACTCCGGACTAATCTTGCCGTCAAAGAAACGTGAGAACGAAATCAAAAACGTTGTCATTTTGAATGACGTATCAGGCAGTACCGAATGGTGTCGTGATGAATTCATTACAGAGACCATGACGTTGCTTGAGGAGTTTGCAGTTGAGAAACTGTGGGTCGGAAGGTATGCCTCTAACGCTTTTAGAAATGAGCAAGGAGAATACTTCGACTTGTTCGACACGACTCAAGGAGACTGTATGCCGGACAAGGATACGTTCCCATGTCATGGCTCCGGTGGTACTTATGGTGTTGCCGGTTTCAATGCTTTCCTATCTAAGCTTGAAGAGAGAGACGAGGTTGACTTGCTCATTCACTTCTCAGACGGAGAGGACTACTTTGAAATGGAAGAGTTGGACGAGCCTATGCCGGACAATCTTCCGGTCATTCACGTCTTTACTGTTGAAGGTAGCTACGGCTTCTCTAATCCGGATAGGGATATGCCTTTTGGCGAGAGGGTGTTCATCAAGTGAACACCTTTTCCCCGAAAGTTTTACACCATGTTTGACAATTTGTGTTTCGGAATGTCGCTAGAGAAAGTATTTACTAGTAAATATTTTCTCGCAGGGACGTTTCGGGACGCAGATTTTCACCTCTGAAAAACTGATAATCAAGTGTGTGCTTGGTCTGAATGATTACAAAAGTATGAAATCAGTTTTATTAACTTAATCTTTATAGGAGGTACTATGGAAGATTTAAAACTACAGTTGTGGTTAGCCAAAGACGGAATGTTTACAGAAGTCTGTAAGCATGACGACCACACCAAATGGGACATTTCTTTTTTAAGAAGTGTGAGACATCAATTAGACATGAAGGGTAGCTTGTCCGAGAAACAATGGACTATGGTTGCGAAGATACGAGACAAAGTTCTTGCTCCTCCAAAACCTAAAGAGACTATTCAAGTCAACGAGATAAGCAAAGTGTTGGAGTTCCTAAACAGAGTTCCTAACTTTTCATCTATCAGAGTTGCTATGTCTGTTCCAATTGCCGGAGGTAGTTCCGGAAATGCTGATTGGTTTTTGAAGATGTACGTTGCTACTGACAAGTCAAAGTTTGAAGGTCAGTTGCAGTTGCTCGTCAGTTGTGACCCTGACTTTCAATATAGCAAAGAGTATCTTGGTAGGGTGGACTTGAACGGATTGTTCTTTCCTCACTTTAGATACTCCAATGTTCAGTTGGACTTCGAGAAACAAGCAATCAAAGATGAGGCAGTCAAGACTCTAAATGCAATTGCCCTTGACCCTGAGAAAGTTGTCCGAGAGTTCGGACAGTTGACCGGTCAATGTTCTTTTTGCAAAAGGAGATTGTCTGACGATATCTCAAAAGCGTACGGATACGGAAAGCATTGTGCTAAGAAGTATTCGTTAACGTATCCGACTAAAAAACAATTTGAAATGCAAGGAGGTGTAGCATGACAGAAGTTAAAGAAGAGATGTTATATATAGATGAACGTATAGTTCTGAAAGATATAGTCAACGACTTGGTATTGGCAGTTGATGTCATTAAGAGGTTAAGTAAACAATTGTCTTATCGAGTAGATAATATCCAAAGACTAGACGCTATAAGTCTAGACGAGGTTGAGTCTATTCGAGACTATCTTGACTCTATTCTTAGGTTGTCCGTGGAAAGCGTTGACGACTTTCAACAAGGAGCCGACCATTTATCAGACTTGGTTGTTGCTATCAAAGACAACAGAAAGTCCGGAGGTGGAGCATGAGTTATATCGACAATAAGACAATCCAAAAATGGTCAAAGCAGAGGCACAAGCTTATGCAAAAGTCTGCAAGGAAGGTTGACGTTCTGCTCACAATTCCGGTGGAAGAAGCTATAGCTATAGCAACACTTCTTGAAGTCTTGATTGAGTCTGCTAGTGGCTCAGAGCCTTTGGAGTTTTGGAAGAGTGATGAAGAAGTTGTAAAGATTTGTAATTCAGTTTTGAAATTACTCGACAAAGGAAAAGTCAAAGTCTCGGAGGTGGAAGATGAAAAGACTACTTAGGTTTAAGTTCTACCCTCGTGGTGGATTAATGGGCAGAGCCGGTATTATCCATGGCGAAAGCTTTGCTGAGTTAGTTCCTCAAGTGGAAGAGATTATGTTCTCAGAGTCAAAGCCTTATGGAAAATACTTTGTGTTCAAGGACGACTACAGAAGTGGGCAGTTTGAAATCGCTAGTGAGGTTTCAAAGTTTAGGTCTCGCTCCGGCAGACCTATGGCTTTCAGTATGGTCTTTCGTCACTACGCAATGTTAAGACAAGCCGGTTGTTATGACCCTGACCTTTCTATTGCAGAGATAGACGAGAAGTATCACAAGTTCTTGAATAACAAAAAGAACAAAAAAGATATTGAGTTGTTTCGCTATGCCAATACTCACTTCACAATAACTCATACTCCTATTGCTGAGTTATTTCTAAAGTGGCTTGATAAGTTTGGGACGGAAGAAGATTTGAAAGTTCTAGATGATTTTTTACATCATGGCAATATGTATACTCCGACTGAACAGTTTGAGAAAGGTATTAGATATAGATTAAAAAATATAAAACAGTCTGCTTAAAATTAGCCGAGGCTATGTGGTATTTATTTACTGCATAGTCTCGGTTTTTTTTTGGCTCAAAATTTCTAGAG